TCAGCAGTAGGATTGTGATCGGACTTACGCGCTGAATGACGTTTATCACCGATCCAGCCATCTGAAGTTCTATCTCTATCGGGGAACGCATCATCTACCTGCTCGCGTAGTTGTATCCCTGCTTTGCATAGCTTTGCCATATCTATTTATTATAGCATTTAAATTACAGAATCTTGAGGGATTGTTCTAAAGGCTCAAGTGGCGCAAATCTTCAGGCGTTAAACCTAAAGCTGCTAACTTTGCCAATGATGCTGCTTTCTTTGCTTCATTTTCTGCAATAATTTCAGCCTCAGCAGCCAAGATTTCTGCCTCAGTTGGTGGCTCTCCATCTAAGACATCCCAATGGATATTAGTTAAATCTCCATCAGTAATTACAAATTGAGAGTTTGGCCTCAACCTTAAAATTGCAAATGTTGTGTAATCTCTAATTGACATTAAGCACCTATTTCCATTAGTAATATATTGCTTGGAACGCTATCTTTTTGGAAATTAATTGTTGTTAATGGCGAAATAACTCTGGCTTGTAATTTATAGGTTGTTGCAGAAGTTGTGTTAGGGGAATCCAAATAAATTACTGCCTGTTGGGTAATTAATCTTAAAGTTCCAGATGCTCCGCCAATTCTTTGCCAAAATCCATCACTTTGATCAAAATCTTGAATCATAGTTGCGCCCCGCAATAGTGCAGCACCAGCAAAAATATCGGTTTGACCACCTTCTTGTATTCTTGAGTTTGCACTAATAAAAATTGCTATTTTGCTTGTTGCTGCGCTGGGTGTGATAGTTGCTGTGATTGTTGTATCTGTTAAAGATGATGAAGTAATTGAAGTTTCCGTTGTTGTATTTGTATTTACCACCTGCAACACTTTGCCACCACCAGCAGGTGTTGCCCACTCAGGCGCAGTTGCTCCAGAATTAACGCGTAGAACTTGATTAGCCGTTCCAATGCCTAATCTTGCTACTGTATCGGCTGCTGTTCCGTAAAGTAAATCACCAGCAGTAGTAATAAGATCAGTTGAGCTATTTGTAATAACTGGTATCGGGCCAGTACCGCTTGCAATTGATATTCCTACGCCAGCTTGAACTTCAGTAATATCACCAGCATTTCCAACATTTACCCAAGAGCTTCCATTGTAAACTTCTACTGAATTAGTGTCCTGTAAATAAGACATCATTCCTTCAGCTAATACGCTGGTAAGCGCGCTAGTGCGTGCAGCAGCGGAAGCAAAGACCATAACTGTTTGCTCATTTAAATACGTATTGACCTGAGCTGCTGTTAAGACATCACCTGTCTGAAACAGCTTATATCCTGCGCCTGCCATATTTCTCCTTAGTAGCTCAGACTATCTGAGCCTAGTATACCTGATACATCTGAATCTAGGACAAAACCTGCCAATAAAGGTTCCGTGGTGTATAGCGTAGTCATCCAGGATGACTTTGTTATATCGTGATGGATGGCGTTTACCAGGCTTGATTGCACAACGCTGGTAGAGCCTGGGGTGGTCTTGGTAACTGTTACTCCATCAAGCAATTCTATATCTACCCCTGCCAATGGCTTATTGGGGTTGGCATCGTCATAGAGATTTAGCTGAATGCTATCTATGCGTATCTCAGGGTCTTTGCGTGTGGCTAGGATGCCTTTAGCCTGGTCTAAAGCCTCAGCGTTGGTTTGTACCAAGATGTCCGACCGCTGGCCTGAATGCAAGAAGAACTTATCAATGGAAGGCTGGTCAAACACATTCTGAGCTGTGCCACCTAAGCGTGTTATAGTTACGTCATTTATCAGGTTTGTATCATCAAAAGCCACTATGGCATTGGTATATGAAATGTCTGTGCCTTGATCGCTGAACTCATACACCGGGAACGCTGGCGTGGCTATAAGGGCATTACGGCTTACGAAATCAACCCTGCCATTGGCATCTAGGAAGATGCCGCCAAACTCGCTCTGTTCCACGTTAAACAGCGCTTGAAGGGCATCTCTGTCTGTGCCTGGGTCGGCTTGAAGGGTTGAATCTCCTGTGTCCACGTTACGCAAACTTAAAGGCCATTCAATCTCATCTAAGATGGCATTTACCCTAGCACCTGAAGTTTGTACGCCTGAGCCTGTAACAGTTGTTATGCCTGAGCCTGCAAGCAACTTGAAGCCATCTACGCAGCGCAGGGTAACTGTGCTTAGTTCATCGTTGCCTTGTCTAAAGCCTGTGTCGTATGTGTTGATAAATCCTGAAAATAGAAAATAATCTTGCGTGTTGTAGGTAGCATAAATAATTATCTGCCTAAGCGGAACAAGATTTGGATAGTAGATACTGGCAGGGTTAGTAGGATTCCAATCACCTGTTTGATCATAAAGCGTTACATTGGCTGTGCCAGCCTCAAACTGGGATGTTAAACGATTGCGCCCACGCCTGATAGAAACTCTAGTTACTAGATCTGTAATCTCAATCGGCAACGTGCCTGAGCCAAGGGTATTTGTGCCTAGTATGCCTTCAGTTGCGCTACCTAAGATTAAAGGGTTAATCTCAAAAGCGGTATCGCTATCAAAGTCAACAAAAACACGCAGCGTAGGTGCTGGCATTAAATCGCCCTACTGCTCAACAATAGGTTCTTGCCAGTTCTTTGATAGTTGTACTGAATGTCTGTGATGACCTCAGCCAAATCCTCAGCAGATGTTACATTGCCTTCAACAGTTACGTTAATTGTTGTTTCAGGAATTATGCCTTGGCTTGTTGCAGCTTCAATGGATTGATTTAAGTATTCATTAGCAAGTTCTAGTCCGGCTAATGCTGCTGCTAAATCTGCTGCTGCAAGGCTTTCTGTAAGCAAGGTTGTTGCATCTACGTAGGCATTCGAGGCATCTACCGCTGCCTGAGCTGCCGCCTTTTCTTCAGCTGTATTTGCCGCTGCAACTGCTGCCGCTGCCTGAGCTGCCGCGGCTGCTGCATCCGCCGAGGATATTTCAGCAAAGACACGTGAAGCATCGGCGGCTTCACTAAAAGCCGTAGATTTATCAATCTTAGCAGTTAGGACATTCGCATTAGCGTTAGCGCGACTAATGGCAATACTTGACATTAATTCATTAAGCACGATTTGTTGCTTGGCTAATGTGTCAAACAAATCTTTGATGTTATTTTTAGCAGCATCAAAGTATCCATCCCATTCAGAAAATGGATTACCAGCCTTTAAATTAGTTAATGATGTGGCAAGATCAGTTGTTTGCTTTTGTATCTCTTTTAACTTGTCTGAAAGGGCTGTGGCAGTTGCGCCATCTTCAGCCAAGATAGCCTTCATAAGCAACAAGCGTGTGCGTTCTTCTTCAGTAATCTTGCCCTGTAACGCTGCTTCAATCTGTATCTTCTCTATGTCAAATACAGCTTTAGCCTTGGCTATGGCAAGCGCGTTTTTCTTTTCTTTGTCTGCTAACTTGTCTTGTTCTTTTTTAGTCTTTGTTATGCTTTGCTCAGCTTTAAGAATACGATTGCGAGCGCGTAAGCCAGCGCGACCTCTTTCTTCTTCCAAACGTGTAACTTCAGCAGTTGATTTGACCAAACTACGAACAAACTGTTGAAATGCGCCATCGCTTTCTTCAAAGTCTTTTACGATGTCTTGAAATGCTTTTGCAAAGAATCCTGTTGCTTGGCCTGCTGCATATCCGAGCGCATCGCCTAATCCAATTACATCTTCTTGCAATTGCTCAATTTCAACTTGGCTGTCTTGCAGACCTTTTACTAAACCTTCACCAAAAGCTTCTTTGGCTTGCTCAACCGATTCTGTGAGCCTAGCCATTTTGCCGGCTAAAGTATCGGCGGCTTTGGCTGACGATCCTTGAAACTTATTTTGCAACTCTGCAAGCACTTCATCAAAATCACGTGCTTTTAGGTCTGCTGTTGTATAGCCAATTCTTAATTTAGCAAGCGCTGTTGTTTCTCCAAGATAGGCACGTTGCAAAGCACTTGTTACAGTTTTTAAATCCTTAGATGTGCCTGCTGATATATCTAATGCTGTGTTCAATAATTTTTGAGCAGTAGTTACATCTTCAGTTGCCTGTGATAAAGAATTAAAAGCATCTGTTAAGACACCACCTGACACACCGCTAAGCAAGGCAAGGTTATCAATATATTGATTAACAAATGGAGAAGCAAAGCCAAGGTTAATGGATTCTAGTTGTGTTCTAAGAAGGTTTGCTTCTTTTTCTGCATCTTGAAATGCTTTAACTGAATCTTTGCCAAACTTGATAACTGCCCCAACTGAGAAAATGGCAGCAAACTTCTTGCCTAATGCGCTAAATGCTTTGTCGGCTTTACCAACTGCTTTATCATCAAAAGTTGTTACTATCGGAAAACGAATAGCCATTTTTACAACCTCGCTATTTCTGCATTAGCTGAAGCAGCTACTTGATCCAAAACTTTCAAAATCGTTGCCTGAGCTTTGCCTTGGTTTTCTACTAAACTTGCTCCTAATAAACGCCCTTGTGTTTTCGCTGTGCGTCCAGTTTGCTTTAACTCGCCTATTTCAGTATTGATGTTATCAATAAAGTTTCTGCCTGCATTAGGATTATTAGATTTAGCATCTGGGCTTCCATATCGGTTTTGCCTTCCAGCAGTTTCAATAATTGCACCTGCCGCCGACTTGTTCAACAAAGATACAAGAGATGCCCAACCTGATCTATTAGCTTTGCCTTTTGCTAAAGAATAGGTCAATCCACGTCTGACCACGTTAGGCTCAAAACTAGGAAATGCACGTTCGCGACCTGTGCGACTTTTACGCTCATATCCTGGATAATCAAAGTTTCTAAGATTGCCTATTGTGCCAGGAACATTACTGCGAGCTGCTGTGGTTATTTCTTTCAAGGGCGCAGCAATCTCTTTATCGTATGCCTTTAAAGTTTGTGGGGCTAATTTACGCAGTATCTTTCTAGCCTCTACGACCCCTGCGACCTCTACTGGCATTTTTCCTGTCTTCCGCTTGTTTCTTCAAAACCTCTTGGATAGCGTTCAACATACCTCTATCCATATTAATAAACTCACTAGGCGCAATCCCTGTATGTACAGATAGCTGGGCTATTATGTACGTATAGGAATCACGCGTTAGCCATTTGGGGAATCATCACCAAGAACTTCAACAGCCTTCAAAGTTCCTAGAAACTTATCCCCAAATGGAAAAACGTCTGGCGCATCTGCTCTACGCAGACACTCCCAAGCAAGCCAATAAATATCGCTCTGCTTTTGATCTTCTCTGAAAGCCTTGTAAAAGCCTTTCTTAGCATATTGCTCAAAAGCATATTCAACAGCAGGTGTTATCTCGTGGATACTTTCCGTGCCATCTGCCCTTACAACTTTAAGACTTGCCATCATTGCCCCTTTGTTAAATTAGAACGTGCCGGTGTCGGCTTTTGTAACTACAGAGTTTAGCGTAAAAGTAATATCCTGTGTTGCCATATCGCCAACCGCGCCGTTAATAGGTGTTAGGTTGTTGACTAGAATATCAAAGGTGTAAAGCGGATTAGTTGCCGATACTGCTGGAACTTTTGCTTGTACCATCTTTACCGCAACAGTTGTGCCGAATGCGGCATTGAGTGTCTGTAGTACGTTTGATGTTGCTGTGTCATTTAGGAATGAAACAGTTAGTGAGCCTGATTCTAGACCCTTGACAAACTTATGTGCGGTATCTCCCATAGCTGTGACTTCAAGTTCATCAGCAGCATAGTTGAGAGTAACCGAAGTTACGTGGTCACTTAGATCAACAGCGTTAATCTTCAGGCCAACAGTATTATTTAAAAATACAGCCATGTTAGCTTATTCCTCATCTTTCTTAGTTGTTGGTTTTGGTGCTTTTTCGCTTGGCTCAACCTGGCCGATTTTGGCAAGAAAAGCCTCGCGTTCTTTGTCTATATCAGCCATGTTTTAGCTCCAATCGGATAGTACGCTGATTG